GATCTTGCCAACTTTATCACGATGATTACTCGTGATGAAACTCCTTTCATGTCATCTATTGGCAAAACTAAAGCAACTGCTATTTATCACGAATGGCAGACAGACCAGTTGGATACACCTGGTTCATCACGCATTGCAGAAGGTACCGATTACATCGAGCCAACTGTAGCTGGTGGTACAGGTACTCCTGCTGTTGGCGATCGCTTTGCACGCACTGGTCCATACCGCACACGTCTGGGTAACTACACTCAGATCAACGGTAAGACTATTGCTGTATCAGGCACACGCCGTGCAGTAGACCAAGCTGGAATTGCTGACGAATATGCATACCAGTTGAAGAAGCGTGGCACAGAGCTGCGTCGCGATGTTGAGCATGACATGGTTCATTCATTCAACGTCTCATCAGCTGTTGGTGTTCAGGGTAATACTGCACGCTCAGCTGGTGGTTACCAGTCATTCATCAACTCAGCTGATACTGTAGTATACGCTGGTCAGTGGGCAGCGCCTGCTACAACTGCTGATGGTACTCAGGTAACTCGTTCTTCATTGACAACAACTACTGCTCCGACTAATGGTTCACTTGCACTGACAGACATCGACGCTGTTATGCAGAAAATCTATGAGCAGGGCGGTAAGGCAACTAAAGTTATGTTGTCACCAAAGCTGCGTCGTGATTTCTCTGATCTCATGGTTGGCGCAACTGGCGTACAGCGTAACATTGACGAATCAGGTAAGCTGCGTCAGTCTGTTGATGTGTACATGTCTGACTTTGGAGATCTCATGGTAGTTCCTAACTACATCATGGGTCTTGCTAATCAAGTCCAGTTCATCAACTCAAACGCTACTCCTGCAAACCTTGCAGCGACTACTAACGTAGCTGACTTCTCTGCATTGATCTACGATCCAATGTGGTTTAACATTGCGACACTTCGCCCAATGGCTGAAGTTGACGTAGGACAGAAGGGTGACTCAACCGTCGGTATGATGGTCGAAGAAACCACTCTGGAAGTCCGTAACCCATTGGGTTGTGGCGCGATCTACGGCCTAGCCTAGGTTAAACTGAGGGGAGGCTTTAGGGCTTCCCCTCTTTTATTATCTTGGAGAAAAGTATGCCAAAAGTTGGTGATAAAGAATTTAAATATAATAAGTATGGTATGGCAGCAGCTAAAAAGTATGCTGATAAAACTAATCAAGACATAGAATATAAAGCAGCCGGTGGAAATGTCGCAGGCTACTATAATGCAGGTGGACGGGTTGCGGGCTGCGCTCCAGCAACAAATAACCCACTTAAGAAAATAAAAAATTAAATTAGATTTTGGAGTTACTAATGAAAGGCGTAAAACATTATTTTAAAGACGGTACTGTACATAAAGGCGGTACACACAAGATGGACGGTGGAAAACTATATAGTAATGTAAAGCACACAGCAACTAGTAAACCTCTGTATCACTATAGCGAGCTAAGCGCTACCGCTAAAAAGAAAGCAAAATAAATTAATTGAAATTAAATTAAACCCTTGGAGGTAACAATGTTAGTTATTAAACTAGACAACGGGAACGTTTACCCCGCAGAAACCTGTGTATGGCGTACTACTTCAGCCGGTACTAATGGTTATAAACTTACACACCTTACTGTTGGTTCAGCCACAGTAGCAGTAGGCACCGCGCCTGCAGCAGCACCTACCGGTGCACAACTAGGTTATATTGGAAAGTCCGGCCGGTTTGTTGCTTATACAGAGCCAGCCTAATTAAGTAGGGAGAGGACATGTCAAAAGAAACAGACTTTAAATTCCACAGTGCAACTGTTGGAAAAGATAAAGGTATTCAAGCCGGCTTTGATCTTCAAAGTGGAGATTGGCAGGCACAACAAGATATTACAGCTTATAGAGATCAAGCTAAACATGATCGAGATAAACAAGAATACTTTGGTATTCGTAAAGATGGGTATCGCAAGATGGCCACTATACCAGATATTGTTGCTATTAAAATTCTACAAGATCATAACTTAGATTTGCATAGCCCAGAGTTTATGCATGATCCTAATAATATGAAACGGCTGAAAAATATTTTATTGACTGAGTATCGTGATCTATTAGTCAATACTTAATTAGGAGGTTTGTATGGCAAGAACATACAGTCAGCTCGTTGAGCTTGTTCGTGGTTGGTGTAACCGGGACGAAGAAGCTGTAAGTGACGATATTATTAAAGATGCTTTGCGTTATGCAGCAGACAAGGCATACAAAACCTTAAGAGTTCCACCTCTTGAGAATGTGGCAAAGTATGACAGTGCATCATTAATTGCTTCATCTACTGCTGGCAATGGGCTTGTTCCAAGTAAGACAGAAATTCAATTACCATTTGACCTAATCGAATTTATTCAGATTAGAGAAGTCGACGCTGCTGGTCAAACAACCAGGGTGTTTAATGAAAAAGTTGATATTCGTACTTTTAATGACCCGTATGCCGAGAAGTATACAAATAACAATTACTGGACACGTGAGTTAGGAACGATTTATTTAAGCCCTGCTTTTGCAGATGGCTCCGTTGCGGGGTCTCCAACAGGAGTAGAGCTTTACTACTATCGTAGACTACCTGCTTTAGATGCTACGTATTCTATTACAGTTTTAAACTATAATGCCGGGCTTTTAGATGTTACTGTTTCAAGTACACCGAATGCTGCACAGCTTTGGTTCTCTTCAAATACAGGAACTACTGCTTACATTACACAGGCATTGGCTACAGCTCAGGGCGGCACAATTACTAATGCATGGTATATCGGTAAGCCGGTTGCTAACTGGTTAAAAGATCAAAATGAAAGAGTGTTATTGTTTGGAGCGCTTGCAGAAATCTTTACGTATACTCAAGAAGACGATCAAGCTTCAAAGTATCTACAGCTATTCTACCAAGAAATTCAAGAACTAAATGTTGAGGATGCACAGCGTACTGCTTCTGGTGGTAACGTCCAAGTTAATTTTAATGGGAGAGGGTTGATATAATGGCCGAACCAGCAAGACCCGGTAGTTTTACCGGCGCAACAAATAGCGCCTCCTCAGGCGGATTATTTGGGGATACACTTGTTAGTGGTATTCCAGATATTGTAGCTGCTGATGTTACTCGCGCAGAAACTGCTGCGACTAATGCAGCTACCTCAGAAACTAATGCAGCCACTAGCGCAACAAATGCTGCGGCATCTGCTGCCTCAGTGGGAGCTAATGCAGCGGCTGCAGCGGCTAGTGCTACAGCAGCGGCCGGTAGTGCGACAAGTGCAGCAACTAGTGCAACTTCAGCAACTGCGAGTCAAACCTCGGCAACTACTAGTGCAACGACTGCAACTACCCAAGCAACTAACGCAGCGGCTTCTGCAACATCCGCTTCTGCTAGTGCAACAGCTGCTTCAACACAAGCCACTAATGCAACAACTCAAGCAAGTAATGCATTATCAAGTGCTAACTCCGCAGCAGCCAGCGCAGCTAGTGCAGGTTCAAGTGCAACCTCCGCCGCATCTAATGCAACCGCAGCTGGTGTTTCTGAAACTAATGCTGCTACTAGTGAAACTAACGCAGGTATTTCAGAAACAAATGCAGCAGCCAGTGCTTCTAGCGCAGCAACAGATGCTAGCGCAGCAGCAACAAGTGCAACTAATGCAGGCGTCTCTGAAACTAACGCAGCCACTAGTGAAACCAATGCAGCCACGAGTGAAACTAACGCACAGGCCTGGGCCGTAGAAACTACTGGTATTGTGGATGGTACAGACTATTCTTCAAAAGCTTGGGCAATCGGTGGTACTGGTGTAACTGATACTGCAGGTAGTGGACCAGCTAAAGACTGGGCAGTAGAAACTACTGGCACGGTAGATGGTTCTGAGTACTCTGCAAAAGAATATGCTGTTGGTACACAAATCCGTGGTACAACAGGATCGGCAAAAGATTGGGCCGCATATACTGCTGGTACTGTAGATGGGTCTGAGTACTCTGCAAAATATTGGGCAGAGCAAGCCGCTAACGAAACAAAGAATTTCCGCGATGTGTATTATGGCGCATTTGCAAACGACACTGCTGCAGCTACTTGGCAAACCACAGTTAATCTTGGTACCGTAGATGCTGGCGATCAGTACTTTAATACGAGTAGTAATATTATTCGGGTTTATGATGGTACTGTTTGGAACGATGCGGTTGTAAGTACTGCAGGCTTTGCCTCAAATGGATTTGCAATTGCAATGAGTATTGCTTTATAGGAGTAAACTATGGCACAAAATTTTAGACGATATACCCTACAGGGCGTAGGGACAACTGCCTCAGATATTCCTAATGGGGCAAACTTTGATAGTTATGATACTATTGTTGGTATTCATATGACTAATACAACGGCTAACGCAATTACAGTAGATGCTTATATTAATGACGGTACAAATAATGTGTATCTTATTAAGGGTGCACCTATTGCAGCGGGAGGCGCACTACAACTACTTGATGGTGGTGCAAAGATTGTTGTAAGTAGCGGTGATAGACTTTGGATTAAATCAGACACAGCAGCATCTCTTGATGCTTGGGTATCTGCCGTTGATGACATCTCAGCTTAAGGGAGGAAACTATGGGTTACATTGGTAATCAAGCCGTTCAAGGCTATAGCAGTATTCCTGCAAAGCAAGATCTTACTGGCGCTACTGGCACAACCCTTACACTGTCTCATGCTGTAGCTAGCTCAGAAGCTATTGACCTATACATCAATAACGTCCGTCAGGAGCCTACTGAGGCTTACTCAGCAGCAGGAACTACAGTTACCCTCACAGGTTCTGTAGTGGCCTCTGACGACATCTACGTGGTTTATAACGCACTAGCACTGCAGGCTACTGTACCACCTGACGGTTCTATTACACAAGCCAAGCTAGACCCTGCACTTGTACTAGGTGGCGGTAGCTTCCTTGGTGATAGTGGCGGTGGAACGGCAGACATCTTTCGGGTGCATGAGAGTGAGCTAAACACTAGCGTCACTGTAGTAGCTAACACCAACGCCCTGTGCGCTGGCCCTCTAACCCTAGCAACAGGAGTTACCGTGACAGTAAACGGTAATCTGGTGATAGCATGAGTGAATTACGCACAGACACAATCACTGCAAGCGATGGCACCAGTCCTGTCACGCTGACTAAGCAACAGGCGGCGAAATCGTGGATATTTCATAATGATGGGGACACTATTTACTCGAGTTTTGGTGCGTCAAGTTTGTCTGACCTTATGACCGGAGGATATGTATTAAATATAACCAATGCAATGAGTGGGGCAACTGATTATGCCGCAAGTGTAACTTCTGGTGGTTCAAGTGGTGCTGCTGGGGATGAAAACCTTGCTGTTATTGGCGATTCTACACCCACCACGACTGCTTTGAGGCATACAACAAAAAAGAGTACAACAGGTGTCAGAACTGATGGTGAGTTTACCACGGTAATTATTCAAGGAGACCTAGCATGAGTGAGATAAAAGTAGACACGCTCAACGGCAAGACCTCTGCTGGTAACATCACAGTGACCGATGGTTCTGTTACGTTCAAGATGCAAGACAGTTTAATTAAGCATTGGACGATTGTTGACCAGACTGGAACACTGCAATCTTTGGGGAGTTTCAATCAAACTTCACTTACCGATGCTGCTGTTGGAAGAACAGATGTAAATTTTGTTAACAATTTCAGTTCAGTCAACAAATGCACAACAATTTCTAACACATATGGAATGGACGGTTGCTGGTATCAAATTGGAAATACCACGAATTACAGAATAACTAACTATATCTCAGGCGCATACACTGATTTTGACCATTCCAGTGGTAAGATTACAGGAGACCTCGCATAATGGCAGGAAAAATTATTGCTGATCAAATTCAGCACAGCACCGCAGGTTATCTGGATACTCAATATGTGGTGAATGGTAGTGCGAAGGCTTGGATACATCAAGATGATAATGCGGATATTAGAGACAGCCTAAACATTGCTTCTTTAACCGATGTGGCTGTCGGAAAATCAGAAAATAATTTTTCTACTAACTTTAGTAGTGCTTATTATTCTTCTGGTGGAACTCATAATACTTATGCAGTAGGTAATAATATGTTTACGGCATTTGAACAGACTGAAACACACTGCCCATCAACTAGCAGTAAATCAATAGATGCGTGTTATAACGGTAGTAGTTTTGTTGACCAATCAACGCTGGTTCAACAGTGCTTTGGAGACCTAGCATAATGACGCAAACACCAGAGTTTAAAGGCACACATTTATTTGACCGCCTATGCTGGGCAAAAGAAAACCTAGAGGGTGTACAGTCAGACTACCGTGTAGTCTATGAAGACAGCGTTGATGAGTGCGCTAAGATACTTGTGCCTGATCCTAACTGGATGGCTTGCGCTTTACAGGGAGGCATCCTTCCTCCGGTCTGGGTGTATCACGAGTTGGCTAAAGATGAAGCACAACAAGCTTTCAAGAAGCACACCCGTGGTTATCTACTTCATCAGACAGAACCCGTAGCAGCAATGACAGAAGAAGAAGCTATTGAGTATCTCATTATGAAAGACTGTCCAGAAGCCGTGTGGAAAACATATAATGAAGGCAACCGTCTAAAGATGGTTGTCTGTAAGAAAGAACAATTACCTCAAACAAGAGAATGGCGTAACTCATGGAAGATCTCTGATGATCTTCAAGTTGCCGCATAGGAGTAACAAATGGTAGATACATATATTGTAGATATGAATGGAACGCAGGCTAATGCAGCCGGCACAACCGTTCCCGCAGATCGTAACTTCCGTGGTGCTTGGGTTCTTAATGGAACTGTCATCAGTGAAGATATCGATGCTGCTAAAGAAATTTTTAAAAA